TCAGTTATCTCTATATTAGTGTTCGTTTTTTTTAATAGTGGATTCCCAAGATAGTGTTTGTCTGACATAATATGTTTCCGTTGTGTCTTTGTGTTTATTTAGCGTTACAGTGGATTTTATTAAAACCTTCCAATAAGACTCGCATTATCTCAAAAACTCTAAAATTATCTCAATTACTTGGAAATGATTTGAATCCACACCACATAGAAACCAAAGCAAAATAAAACAGACACTTTAAGAACCGCACCCAAAACAGCTCAACCACCAAAAGGTGTGTTAAGATTGAAGAAATCTACAAGGTTCCACACAATGGCCAGAGTAAACATAAATGAATTACTAAACACCTTAAGTAATATTTGGGTTGTGGAATACAGAGAAAGTGAAAGTGGTTGGGTGAATGGTACGTGGACTGAAATGTTTGATTCATATGAAGAAGCGCAAAAAGAATTTGTTGATACAAATAGTAAAAATACCTCAAACGATGTTCCTGACTATTATATTATTGCATATAAGCCTAAACTTTTTTGCGATTACTATGGAATTTAACTAAAAAATAAACTATTAATTAAGAAAAATGATTAATCTTAAAGATCTTTCTATAGAAGAAATTCATGAGCTTGAAAGACAAATTCAAGAATATAAACAAAATAAAAAATCACTAATTGGATATAAGGTGACATTTTGTGTTATATTTAATCCTGAAAAACATGAAGAAGACTCTCTTGGCGATATTGATTCGTTTGGAGAATGGTTAATAGATGTTATTCAGCCAATTAAAGGATCCTTTAATTTAAATCCCCCTGAGTGTGTTATTTTAGATGAAATTGACGAAATTCCCATTGATGAAGTTCAAGAATTAATTGGATAGACAAATGACAAACTCTAAAACCGTTTATGGCGTTTTTGCCGAGGGGTGGGATTATTATGCCACCCCAAAATTAAAAAAGCTATTCTTCCACAGCTCTGATGCAGAGGCTGAAGCTGAAAAATTGAGAAATGAAGAATATGATACTTGGGCGCTATCCTGTAACAGTAAAATTTATTGTTATGTTACTGTTGAAGAACTAGAAATTTATTAATTACTCACCTAAGAATAAAAATGAAAGTAAAAGAACTCAAAGAACTACTAAAAGATCAGCCTGATGATTTAGAAGTTATTTTTGGAAGACTAGATGAAGACTATGAAAACTATTATACTGAGGTTAAAAATGTGAATGTTGTTAAAATGTATAAAACTCAACCTGTTAATAGTGATAGACCTTGATACTACTACAACGAAACGAAGCCTTACACACCACACTTTGAATTTGTAGAGACTAAAATGAGGGCTTTACTTCTATATAATAAAGAAAATGTTTGTTTTAAAAATCTTCAGCCAAACATTATTAATTAACACTTCCAACGCCTTCTTGCTGCAAGGCCTCTAGGCCCCTTCCAGCTCCTTGAGCGGCTGCAAAAATTCTTCCTACGTTTCCAGGCTTTACTTCCTTTTTCAACATCTCCCGTAACTGGAGCCTGAAGATTGGATCCAGTTTCTCTATTATATTTTTCTCTTCCTTTAGCAGTTAAACCTCCTCCTCTAGAAACTGATAATTTTTCTCCACGTCCAACTGAAAGGCTTGGACCCTCTTCATCTAAAAAATCGGTATCTTCTCCAATTGTCTTATTCTGCAACAAATAATTCTTAGAACGACTATTAGGAACTTGAATTAAAGGTTCCCCATTATTTTGAGTTGCAAGCTTGAATGTCACAACTTTTGCATCTGGATAAACTTTCACAATTGCATCAGTAATTTGATTCCTATTGGGAACTCTAATTTGAGGAAAAAATAGTTGACATGATATAAGTTTTCCTCTCCATAAAACAAGAATCTGCATTATATGACCATTTTGAACTGGCAAAGTGGCTTCAGAAACTGGAACACAATTTGGAACAGTCTTACCTCTTTTCTTTTTTGTTCCAACCATTTCATACCCCGTCCAACAAGGATCTTCACCTTTCATCTTTTTGGAAGGTTTTTTAACCTCACTCAAAATATCAGTAAGAATTGTAGATTCATTCTTAACTGCTTCAACTTTCTTAAGTTTAGTATAATAGTCTGGCTTTTCCGCTAAATGTTGTAGAGCAATTGATTCAGCTTTTTCTTTATTATTTGTATGTTCTTTTTCAACCTTAATTCCCATTTTTAGTTGATCTTTAATCACTTCAACGGAGACTTTATGCTTTTTTGCGATGCTCTCTACCGACATTACTGGCTTAGATGAATCATCGCAACCGCATTCTTCATCTTCAAAAAGAGATTTAAGAACTCTATCTATAATTGTCTCTTTTAAATTTCTTTTCATTTTAATCCAGTCATCGGGAGTTTTGTTGTGTTTGTTTTTAAAGCCAAAATGCAGTTCTTTAGCTGTAAGATTATGCCTTTTCATTATTTTTCTCATAATCTTATCAATTGAATTATAAGAAATATCACCAGCCGCAGTTAAATTATTTTCAAGTTCTTTTATGGCTATATTTATATTTATCATGAGTCCCCTTTAAGTTGCTGTTTAATTAGTTTAAGCGCCTCTGCTGTAGTTCCATTAAATACAACATTATTTGTAACACTTGATGGACCTTTTTTAACTTTTTCTTCGCCAATATCCTTCATTTTTTTCTGTAAATCAATAAGCTTATCTGCAGCATCTGAAACACTCTTAATTAGGTGGCCAACAACTTCATAGCCTCTAGCGGTATCAAGCTCTTGCGCTAAATCTAAAGCATTTGAAATTGCTTCTTGTCCCTTTTCAATGATCGTGTAATAGCTATCCCTTGAATAAACATAATCCTTATCTATATCTTCATGAAACTTTTCAACTACAACGGTTTCTTCTTGAACAACTTCAACATCAATTGATGGGGCTTCAGCTAAATTAAAGGTTTCATTGAGTTTACTAAATTTTTTTGGTCTTCCCATAAATTCTCCTTAATCTATACTATAAGAAAATCCAAAATCATCTCCATATGGGATAAGTTCTCCATCACTTGGGGAGATTTTTTTGACTTCGGAACCAGATGTATGAATTTTAATTTCAGAACCATCCTGTCCACGCTTTACTCTAAGCTTATTTTCAGACTTGTATATAATCAGCATTTCCTCATCATTTATATCTATGTATGAATTAACTATAAGATTATTAGCATTTTGGACTTCAATATCTTCATCTTCTTTTGAAATTTCTTTAGTTAAAATAGTTTCAACAATTCCAGTATAATTTTTAAGTGCTCTTGGGGTGCTCTCAATTGATGAATTTCTATCAGGAGAATTGGTAATATTTCCAGAAACTAAACCAATAGAGACAGACTTAATAATTTGAGAATCCAAAGATTGTGAAGAAACTGGCCCAAAGATGTAAGTTTTGACCGTAAATTTTAAAGTCCAAATTAATGCTCTCCTATCTTTAAAATCCCCCTCATAAGTATCAATCATTGAAATATTATCTAAAACAATATCTAAGTCTCTTTTCTCTGATATGGAATCTAATACAATTGCACTAACTTTAAGATTTGGTTGAAAATATGGTAATATTTGCTCAACAATTTGCAGCATATCATCATTGTGTTTGGTCATAACACTAAGCTCAAAATTCAAATTATAAGGAGCTGGCATATAGGCTTTTCTCAGACCGCTCCCATCAACGGATTTAGAGCAAAAAGAAGTAGTTGTTGGTAGTTTTCTTTGACCATCATATGAAATTCCAACAAACTCAAATGACATTCTAGGTAATGTTATTTCAACGGGTTTATTGAGATCTGGAACATCGCGTAAACGTGCAAGAAATTCTTGAGTTGGACCATATGCAATTGGTACTGTTCCACTAAAAAATACTTCATTATTGTTATTGGTCTGTCTGATCTCAATGTTTTTAAACAAATTACCAAATATGATGACAGTTTTGCGTATAGTTTCGTTGTAAAAATATTCAAACATGACTTAAAATTTACCGAATGGATTAGATTCTGAAAAATCTATAATTTTGGCTGCTTCTTCTTGTATATTATAATTGTCAGCAAAGGCATCTGATAGTGTAGTGCTATTGCTAGGAGTTTCTACTTTATATGAAGCACCGCTTATTTGTCCAGTAATTAATTCGCCCCTTGTAAAAATTCCAGTTGGATTTGAGAGTTGAAGAGTCTTAGACTGAGAATCCCAAGCTCTTACTCTAGCTGTAAAACTTGTTGCTGAACCTACAACTACTTCATTGAACTGGTATGTTCCTACACCAACAAATACCGGATCCGAAAAAACTATAGAAGGTGCTACTGTATATCCATAACCACTATTGGTTAGTCTAACTTGAGTAATTGTGCCATTTTCAATAATTGCTAGACCTTGAGCTTGAACAGATGATATTCCAACAAAAGAAACTGTTACAACACCAACATAACCACTTCCACCATTAATAATATTAACCCTTCCAACAACACCATCACCTATAAATGCCATTGCTTCAGCACCTGAGCCATTTCCGCCGGTAAATGCCACTGATGGAGAAACAGTATAGCCAAATCCAGAATTTACAATATTGACTGCTTGCACTCTTAATTTATCAGGATCTGGACCACAAAGATCAGTGATACCACTAATCATTGTAGCAATTCCAGTTGCAGTTTGACCACCAATTGGAGCTGAACCAAAACTAACGATAGGTGTAGATGTATATCCATAGCCCCTATCTAACATAACAACAGAATAAACGCCACCATTAACGATGTTAGATGTAGCAGATGCAGTTGCCCCAGAACCAACCATAGCATATGTTTGAATTAACCCCTCATTAATAATTGTCGCATCAACTTCAACAATTCCAGTATCAATAACTTCATTCTGATATCTGAATAGTTTACAGCTTAGTTTATATGTATAAGTTTTTCCTAATTGGTAGAATGGTTCTTCATGTTCAACAAACTCTATCTCAAAAATTCTATCACCAAGAGGAAAATAGATTAAATCTCCCTCTTTAGGACGAGTAGATAATTCAACATTGGGTAGATTTCTAATGAGTGGCGAAATATAGTTTTCAAATCTTTCTCTAGAAATAGTAAGAGTGGTTTCTGTGACTGCCCTAATACCAAATTTCGTTGAAAGTGTTCCTGCTCCTTCATAACCTTCATAAGTTTCAACATACGCTTCAATTGGATAGGCATTTTTAAATTCAGATTCAATTACTTCTCTAATTATTTTTTTCTTTGTTAGATAAAATCTAGGAAGATAATAGATATCAATACCATAAATCTGAATAGATTCATTGATCATATCTTGGAGCATTCCTTGCTCTATTTTTGAATTATTATGAAAGAATGGATTTAACATCAGCCAATGAGATCAAATGCCGGCATTTCATAGTCATATGACATTCTTTCCATAATTATATCAATTTCTCTCTGAGCATCATCATAAATCTGTCTACCATTAAATTCAACACCACCCGGCAATTTCATACCTTGATATTTCAAAAGATTTTGGCCCCATTGTCTCTTGATTAAAGCTGTTGCATATCTTTTAACAAATGAATCATTCCAAACTTTCGTAGATTCTGAAGGATCCATCGCCCGATAACAGTCAATTACTAAATACTGACCAACTTGAACATCAGTCCAATTGACATCAATATAGAGTTTATCGCCTCTCTTATTAAATCTCACTGCTTTTTCAGGATTTAGAATCCAGTTAATGTCTTCAAGATATCTTTGCACCATTGTGTATGATAATAATTCAAGAGATCCCCAATAATATAAATCATTTAAAAATAACTGATATTTAATATTAAACATTCCACTAGAGAGATTACTACCAGTAGAAAAATTAAAAATCTTATTGACTCCAATAATGTGTGGTGGAATTTTAATATAATTTGCAGTTTCAGTGAAATTGTAACCATCAATAGATGTAGATGCAAAGCCAACACCACCTTTAGCTCTATCTACATCTTCTTGCGTTACTTGATATTTTAAGAAAGTTTGTATAACTCCATCAAAATGCCTTTCATAGAAAAATTGAAGAGCATCATCAATTAAATCATCAACTTGCTCATCCGCAATAGCGATATTAATTACAGGTGCTCCAAGTTGGCGGAGACAATAATCAACAAGTCCTTGTCTAGAAGAAGGTTGTGCCATATTATTTTATAATTAGTTATGTGAACAAGAATTCAAAAGTTTTTGTATTAAATGTTTAACTTCACTGATTTCATTTCTAATAATATCTAACTCACGTTCAACATTTTCAACTCTAGTTTTTTCTTGTAATTTATTTTTAGATGCATACAAATATTTTGAGTATTCACCTTCATTAGTATTAATAATTGAATTAGTTCTTTCATTTCTAACTAAATCTGGATGGCCATCAATTTTAGTGAATGTCATTTTAGCTTTCTCCGGCTAATGCAATGACCCTTAAATCATCAACTCTCGGTGGATATGCTTGATTTGTTGAAGTTCCCACAAGCTTAATACTATAATATCTAAATGGGGCTAATGAATTTGCAGTAAATGTATATTCTTTATATGAAATTTCATTTGGTTTAAAGCCAACCTTATCAGCCTTCAGGAGATTTAAATCATATAGGCCATTGTTCTTTGATGAGTCGTTGTTGATATTATTATAACCAGGAAAGGGGTAATAATTTAACGGATCATTTGGATTATTTGAAATTGAATACAGGCATCTTACCTCACTAAAAATATTAATATGAGCAGTTATATAAACTTTCAAACCATTTGCTGGAAGTTCAAGTTGATTTAGTTCACTAACATAGATAAAAGCTGAAGGATCATTTTCAATTGTTGCGACTCTACTATCAGTTTCAAAATTTTCAACTACATTATTGACACGATTGGATGTAAAAGATAGAGAAACTCTTTGTAAATCTACAGTCGGAGAAATATATGAACTAGAAGAATTGAATTGAACTTTTAATGTTAAAGACTTATTTCCAGGAAAATTATTCAAATGTAAATTTTCATTAACTTTAGATGCAACAACTCTGGGTGAATTAAAATAATTGTTTTCAGTTAAGTTAATTTCTGTAAACCCCCCATCAAGATATGAGATCTCATTTCCACTTATACTTTTACCGGTTGTTGTTCTAATTTGGGAAGTTAATTTTGTGGTTGGATAAACTTTAGCTTCAATGATTGGTCGGATTATTTCAAAGGGTATATTTTGTGTTGCTTTTACCGCATTTCCGCCATTTGATTCTGTTTCTTTAAAGAAAAGTTGACCTAAAGGTGAACCTTGACTTCTATTTGTTATACCTTGTGGAAGAGCTTGTATGTTGCCACCTTGAGTAAAATCAATCTTTATCTTATAATGATCTAATCCAATGGCATTAGCTTCAGTTGTATCACTTAAATTATGGGTTTTATTTATACGACGCAAAGAAACTCCATTCAATTCATATTTCATTACTGGCTCATCAACTGAGTAAGATGATGCCACAGTTTGATCAATAGAACGAGTTATACCACTTAAAGTATTACCGCTAATACCATTATATGAGATAATTTCAGAACCAATTAATATATAACCCGGATTTGTTGGGGAAACTGTAAGGTTTTCAAATGTAGAGAAACTTGAAACATTTTGTAGAATAATATTTAAAGTTGAAGTATTACTATAAGAAGCAGATAGTTTTGTTGTATTTACATCACTAACAACATTGCTAAGTTTTACATTACTTTGATTAGAATGCATTCCATGATTTTTATGATTAACTATTAGATGATCTCCACTTACTTCAACAGTTATACTATTTGGATATGCTTTAGTTGAAGGGCTAAAATTGAGATCAGCTCCAGAAGCTAGAATATTTTTATTTGAGTTATTAATCTCAAACTCACCTTGAACATTTCCAATAAAAAGTTCATTTACTCCAGTTAAAGTTTGAACCGATAATAACATATCAGTTCCTAAATTTGCAGACCCTAAAGAGACTGGGGTTATTACATCGCCAATACTATATCCGACTCCGCCAGAGTTAATTGTAGTTCCAGATGAAATTACAGAACCATTTGAAATTGTGATGGTTGCTGTGGCATTTCTACCAAAACCGCTTATAGATTTTAGTGGAACATTTGAAAATGTAAAAATTCCACTTAGAGG